TCTCTGTCTTGATATTGAACTGTTGCACTACTTCCTGTATTAAAAGATCCACCCATTCCTGAGTGTGCTGTGCAATAATAATATAATGCTTGTACTGTTGTAGCTGTAACTTCTATTTGAGTATATGCTCCTGCATTACCCGGCGTCCCAGAGGTTGTAACACCTGTCGTATAAGCTGAACCACTGTTATGTGTTCCATCACTTGTTATTGATAATCTTAAAGGGTGTCCACTATTACTATTATCAGCTTGATCAAACTTATAAGTATTTCCTGGTGTTGCAACATAAGTTGCTTGAAGAACGCCATCTAAATAATATTTATTACCAGAACCCGGATTAGATACGGTTACTGTTATAGTTATAGTTGCCATGGATTATTTATCCTTTAGCAGCCAACCTTGTGTACTATCAACATATGCAAGAGTTAAGCCAGCTCTTTCTATGCTTACTGTAAGGTCCGCGGCTGTTCCCATGATAGGTTGTGAGTTTCTTCCTACCGTTAAATTATTAGTATCGAATGTTCCAGCGTAATCTACAATACTTACTTCATCACCTAAAGAAGGAGAAGCTGGTAGAGTTACTGTAAAAGCACCGGCTGTTGTATTAGCAAATACACCTTCACCTGCTGAAGCCGTGTAGTTTCCTGTTTTAATTGCTTGCCAAGAAGTTCCGCCAGAGTTATCTACAAAAGATAATTGACCTGAACCATTTGTAGTTAAAATTTGATTTGCTGATCCATCTGCTGCTGGAAAAGTTAAGTTATCTATTGTTACTTTTCCACTTCCTTTTGGTAAAATAGATACACCTACATTAGTTTCTCCAGAAGCTGTAAAAGTTGGATTATTACCAGATGCTGCATTAGCGTATGTAATCTCATTAACAGCTGATCCTGTTGCTGTTAATAAAAATAATTCATTACCGTTTGTGTCTAGAATTGATGTGCCAATTTTAGGAGCGGTTAATGTTTTGTTTGTTAAAGTTTGTGTTCCAGTTTCTGTTACTGTTCCTGCTGTAGCTAATGGTATTTCGTAAACACCTGTGTTAGTTGCTACACCATCAAAGTAAATTAACTTCCAACCTTTGTCACCAGTTGCCCAAGTTACTGTAGCGCCTGATCCTGAAGCTGCTTTTAATTGTACTGTGTAAGCACCTGATGTGCTGTTTTCAATAAAATAGAAATTTTCTGTAAGAACTGGAAAGGTTACAATTTTATTGCCTGAAATAGTTTCAGGAGATACTGCACCTAAAATAATTATTCTTGTTGCAACTGTAGAACCTGTTCCTCCGTTTGTCTGAGTTACGGCTGTAGTGTTAGCCCCTGCACCAGCTGTGTTTAAAGTCTGTACTTTGAAACCACCAGAGATTTGTTCAATGATGTCTAAGTTAGTATTAGTCTTTGTTCCCCATGTACCGGCATTCTCGCCAGTAGCCATTTTTTCTATACCGAGAGGTGTATATGTTGATGCCATATTAAATCTTATCTCCTGTTCGAATATTCGAAGTTATTGTTAATATATATTTCATCTAGCCCACACTGTCAACATCCGTATAACTAGCTCCGGAAGTCCTAGTTACGTCAGAATAACTGGCTCCTGATGTTCTAGTAACATTGGAATAACTAGCCGTCAAGATAGGATCTACATTAGCATATCCTAGGATAGCATTAAACGCCCCTACTTCAGCTGTTATAGATAAACCTAATCCTACAAGACTTGCGTTAGTTACTTGTACTGTTGTTAATGAACCAATTGCAGAGGAAGCAGATACACCTGTTAATCCCATTACATCTGCTGGTGAGATACTTCCTACTGCAGAAGTTGCAGATACACCAGATATAGGTAATATTAAATTAGAATTTATTTCAACCTCACCAACTGCACCTGTAATTGAAAGACCAGATAAAGTTGTTATAGTTTCTGGCAAAGAAGTAAGTGATCCTACAGAACTTGTTGCTGATAGTCCTGATAAACCTACAGAGTGATCATCTGTTGATAGAAGTCCTGGTGATGCTGTTGCGCTTAAAGATGATAATGTTAATGATAAACTTGAAGTAGCAGTAAGTGATCCTACTGTACTTGTAGATGATAAACCTGTTAAGCCCATTGCTTGATCGGCTACAGTTAATGATCCTAAATTTGCTGATATAGAAAAACCTGGTAATGTTTCGTTGGCCTCTTCTACAGAACCCCAACCATTAATACCCCAAGATAATGTACCCCAACCTGGTCTTATTTCTGCGGATAAAGTTCCAACAGTTGTTTGTGCAGATAGACCTGTAAGTAAAATACTAGAATTAGAAAGATCACCCCAAGAGTCTTCACCCCAAGATTTAGCTCCCCAACCTTCATTTAAAACAGTAGCTGAGTTCCAACTTGCTTGACCCCAGGTAAGTCGACCCCATCCTGAAGATACATCGGGCATGGTAACCCTCCTAAGCTATTTGAACGATTGCGTTTCCTGCAGTCTGAGCTGGGAATTGAACTGTGAAAGTTCCGCTCGTTACAGTTTTATCGGCACCAAAATTTACAGCACAAACCGCTCTGTTAGTTGTAAAGCCTGTAACTGCTGTTGAATTATAAATTAAACAACCTCTTGCTGTAAATGTAGCTGAAGTAAAACTAACATCATTAAATTTTACACATGCTGTATCACTAGATAAAACTGGATCAGCTGATGGTGTTAATGCTATTCCGCCTGCAGTGTAACCACTATTTGACGCGCCGCCATCAGTTTGACTTTGACTAACTTCCAACGTGTTAGTTGGAACTGCATTAGCAGATGAAGGTGCTGTGTAAACAGTTGTTGTTTTACTTAATGAAGCTGAGTTGCTTGAAAATAAAGCTAATTTAAATGCGTTACCTGTTGGTGCACCACTTGCATCGTTAAAGTTGTGTCCACCTTGTAAGATTTCTACTTTGAATGAATTACATATTGCTGATGTTATTGCCATAGTATTTTAATCCTCTTATGGAGACGGTGACTTGACTGGGATTCTAACTGTTCCATCCGTATAATCGTCTCGTCTTCGTCTACCTAATTGTATTCCTGCAAACTTCTGTATTTCTTGTTTATACTTTTGCTCATATAATGTCAACATATCCGTTGGACCTTTTAAATACCCATAAGCTTCAGCTAAACAGGCATATAAAAGACCTTGAGGGAAGTTTAAACTTATATAATTAGTCTGATTACCAGACTCTAAAGTAGCTGGCATTTTGTTGTAATATATTCTAAATTTATAGGCTTGATCCGGTGTAGGAGCTAAATACATAGCTCCAGATGTAGTATCACTTAAACCTGTAGCACCACCAAACATTGCGTAATATTTAGGTAGTCCTGTTACTACAGTTCCTGATGTACCAAAGCCTCCAGGTCCTGTGCTTCTGTCTAAATACTCTGATAAATAAGTTTGATCTTTTTTCTCTAACCAACTACCAGAGCCTGTTGTAGCAGATGTAGAATCAAATACTTCTATACCTCTAATAAACACAGCTCCTGCTGGAGCATTAATAGAATTATTACCTGCAGACAGAGTACCTTCTTGTACAAATCGATCTGAGTCCATAGGCACATCTAAAAATATTCTTTGCTGTGCATTTAAAATAATATTTTCTAAAACATCTGTAGTTAAAACATTAGAGTCTACCTCTGTGTAGCCTCTGATTTGTGTAACTAAAGTTGAGTAACTAATTCCTGACATAATTAAGCTCTATCATTTAAGGGTCCGATTGTACACTGAAAACCGCCCCCTGTTTCTGTGCTGCTAGCAGCATTGACTAATGTAACATTTATACCATCAAATTGTGTAGTTGTAGATGGTTGACCTGCACTTGGAACTGATGTTTCATTTAAAGAAACAACTTTATAACTACCAAAAACTTTTGCTAAATTAGAATGAGATCCGGCAACTGTTGATTTGGGAGAAGCTCCTCTGTAAGGTGCACTTGTTCCTCTAGTACAACCTGTTAATTGATGTGTAGATCTTCCTGTGTATTGTATAACTTCATTTTGATATGTTCCAACAAGAAGTAGGTCTGTTGTATCGGAAGAAGTTAAAACTTTTTCTATTATAATAAAACCTGAAGTAGGGAACTGGGATCCATCAGTTAAATTAATTGTAGTAGCAGTATCTGTTATTGCTCCATTTAATGTTGTAGACATTTGTAATGTTGATATTGCAACACCACCTACCGGAGATTTAAC